GGACGACGCTGGTTTATCCACACCTTTGTCTCTGGTAAGCAGAGCTAAATTTATCTTTGACCATTTACCAAAAGAACTCCAGTGTCCTTTAAGGATTGGTAAACAACCCCCTATAATGCAGATTGGGGATTCTACTATACAGGGAATTTCTCAGGACTCTGATGCTCTTAGAAGCTTTACCGCTTCTGGAGTATTTGCTGATGAGATGGCATTTCAGGAGAGGTCAAGGGAGGCATTCGCCGCTACCAGACCAACAATTGAGGGTGGTGGTAGGTTTATTGGCGTTTCTTCTGCTCACGGAAAGAATTTTTGGTATCAACTTACTCACGATTTGGAAGAATAACTATGGAAGGATTAGGTGTTCGGAAATTGAATAATGGATTTACAGTTACTACACTTCATTACACCGCCGACCCTACCAAAAGGACTGAGATATGGAGAAAGGAGGCAAAATATGGGCTTCCTGAAGACCTTTTTGACCGTGAGTATGAGATTAACTACTCGTCTTCTGCAGGTAAGCCTTATTATCCTTCATTTAAGCAAAGTATTCATTGTAGAGACCTTCAATACATTAAAGGAAAGGAGGTTTTAAGGGGCTGGGATTTTGGTTATCATCATCCTGCAGTAAGTTTTTCTCAGATTGATAATAAAGATCGCTGGATTATCCTTTTTGAAATAATGGGAAAAGACATAACTATAGATAACTTTGCAAGCAGGATTGTTACTGAAAGCAATACAAGATTTCCTAATGTTATATTTAAGGACTATTGCGACCCCGCAGGAAGCCAGAAGAGTGATAAGGGTGAAAGAAGTTCTATTGAAATAATAAATCGGTTAGGGATTTATCCGAAATATCGGGCAAGACCGATAATGGATGGGGTTACAATTATCAGAAAGAAATTACAGATACGGGATGATGGCTCTCCAGAAATTTTAATTGATAAAAATAAATGTCCGATTATTGTTGAAGCCTTTTCTGGAGGATTACGTTATCCCGAAAATGACCCTGAAGACGAATTACCCGAGAAGGATGGTTATTTTGAACATTTAATGGATACTTTGCGGTATGTTGCGACCAATGTTTTCTCCATTTCTGGTAATTATTACAATTTCTACAACCTGCAACCTGCGAGGTATCCTTATAGCTGGGAGACAAGTCTATGATTACAGATGAAGTAATTGTTGATTATGTAAATACCTGTAAGAAAGAGGCGGAAAGTGCAAGAAAAGGAATTCAGCAGGGGTGGGACGAACTCTGGCAACTTTATCAGAATAGACAGGATTTTAGCAAGAAGGCGGATTGGCAATCAAAATGTTCTATTCCCAAACTTGCGACCGCAATTGAAAAGGCTTCGGCAATCGTAAAGAAGGGTTTAGTAGGTTCTCCTTCATACTTTACGGTTGAGAGCCTGCTTTATCCCGAGAAGATTCTTCTTACAAAGGATTTAATTGACTTATATTTGAAGAAGGCAAACTTTATTCCTAAATTTGTTGAGGCAACGACTATCGGTCTTATTTTGGGGATTGCTTCTCAGAAATTCTGGTGGGAAGAGGCACTAAAGATTAAAAATGTTGACCCTTATAACCTTTTCCTTGACCCGGAGGCTAAATCTTTTGATTTCAGCGATAGTCGTTATGTGATTGAAAGAGTTGAGGAGGATTTGGGAGTCTTAAAGAACCGCATAAAAGACCCAGAATTGAAGAAATATTGGAATGTAGAGACCATTGATAAAATAGATCAAGATTATCGGAGAATGGATTTAGAGGCAAAGGAAAGATTAAGAAGGGGGATGAGTTCTCCTTCAGGTAACAAATACCATAAGAAGGTTGAACTTCTGGAATTCTGGGGAAATTTGGTGGATAAGGATGGTAATATAGTTGAGGAAAAACAATTGGTGGTAATTGCTAATGGCAAATATGTTGCCCGACATCAGGATAACCCCTTTTGGCACAAAAACCCTCCTTATGTGCTTAATCTTCCCAAGCCTTACCCTTTCAGGCTTATAGGAAAGAGTATGATAGGGAATTCAGCAAGGATGCAGTATACCTTGAACAATATCATCAATTTACAGGTTGATAATCTTAATTATGCAATCAATAAGCTCTTTAGAGCGGACCTACCAACAATAGGTAATATAGAAACTTTAATGAATATCTATCCAGGGAAGGTTATCAATGCTCCTTCTGGGGCCTTTGAAGCATTAAGAGTTGGCGATATTCCAATGGGTTCTTTTGCAGAATTAAATTTCTTTGATAGGGAAATTCAGAATAGCACAGCGGTTACGGAATTCTTAATGGGATTACCCACAGCAAAAGGAAGACCAACAAAGGGTGAGGTTGTAGCTAAAACCGCAGAGGGGCATTCTCATTTTGATAGTATGGCTTATGATATAGAAAAGCAGACAATGGGTAAGATTATTGAGATGGTTCACGCTCTTATCATTCAGTTTGCTTTTATTGAGCCGGTTGACCCTGCACTTGCTAAATTGTGTGAGAAGCACGGCAATATGATAACAGCTCTTTCGGAGAAGGAGAGAAGGGATTTGGCAACAGGAGATTTTACCTTTAAGGGTTCTGGTATCTCTTTGATGTTAGCCCAGGATGAAAAATTGCAGAAGTTATTTATGTTATTGAGATTTACAGAAGACCCGAAGATTGCTCAAAAATATGACCGATTAAAGATTATAGATAAGATTATAGAGCTTTTAGGTGTAGGGAATGTAGAAGATTTTAAGGTAACTGCTCCTCCTATGCCAGAAATGCCTCCAGCAGGATTACCAGGAGCAATGATGGGAATGGGAGGATTACCAGAAATGGGGAGGTGAAAATGAGTAACGAGAAGAAAGAATATGGTTTGGAGAGAAAGTTTATGAGCATTCCCGAAAAGGAATTAAAGATTGTTAAAACTGCTCCAGATATTAAGACCAGACCATTAAAGGCAGAGATAAGGAAAGCCCCAGAGAGGTTTAATAGAGGAGCTGTTAGACCCTGGAAACCTAAAGGAAGAAAGAGATGACAATGACCTGGGCAAAGGAAGGAGTTAAATTATCCGTTCCTAAATTTGCGAGAGGAGGGAAAAAAATGCCAAGAGTAAGGGGTTTTATTCGTAAAGGCGGAGTAAGAGTTAAAGGTTTTACAAAGGCAGCGCCTAAACTTTCTACTGCTGAAAGAGCAAGAAGGGCAGGAGTAGCAAAAAGAGTATTATTGCCTGCTGGAATAAAAGCGGTTGGTCAAAGAGGATTTGAAGAAACCGTAAAGAAATTAAGGGGTAAACGAGGAATTGAGAGCCCTGAAAAATTAGCGGGTTGGTTGAAATCTAAGGCTTTTAAGCGAGGTCAACTTTCTCCTGCTCACAAATATCGTGGAAGGAAAGGTTTTCGTAAGTTTCCAAAAGCTTTAGCAAGAATGACCAAAGCTGACTACAGAGCCTATTTACGAGAGAGAAGGCAAAGAAGAGCAAAAAGGATAGGTGTATAATGCCTTACACTTTATTAAAACGAGGAAGTAAATTTTGCACCCGCAATAAGCGAACAGGACAGGTTGTTTGCTATTCAAGTGCGGCAAAGAGGAAAACAGGAATGCGGATGAGAGAGGCATTTGCTCACGGCTGGAAACCTACGGGTAAAGCTAGAGGTAAAGCCAAAAAGAGAAATCCACTTACCAGATATATTGCAGAACGCCAAGCAAGTAGATTAAGGAAAATTGTCTAATGTTAAAAGGAGAATCCAAAGAGATTAAAGAGCAAATTCTTCTCAAGGCTAATAGTGTTGAGGAAATGATTAAGCACCCTGGCTGGAAAGATGTTATTGCTCCAGATTTAGAAAGATTAGAGAAGCAATTTAATGCACAACTTATTGATGAGAATGATACAGCAAAGATGAAGGAGTTACAGAGTAGAATTAGAGGAATTGTTTGGTTGAAAAAATACATTGAGGTAATACTTGCACAGGGAAAAGAAGCAAAGGAATTATTGAAGAAAGGGGGATAAAAACTGATTCCAGCACTTTCCTATCTTGCCCCTTGTAGGAAACTGGAGAAGGAGGATTAAAATGGCTGATGAGGAAAGGATTGAAGGGACTGTCTCTGAACCAGAGGACACAGAAACTTCACCAGAAGATTCTCAATCTGCTCCCAAGGAATTGGATACAGCAGATTTGGGGGAGAAATACAGGGCTTTAGAGGAACGCTATAAGCAATCTGAAACCAAGATTACTGAGCTTGGTCAACAGAATGCCGATATGCAGCGTCTTTTAGATGTTTCTCGTATTCAACCCTCCAGAGAAGAGAAACCTTCTGAGCCGATTGGTGATAGATTGTTGGAAAATCCTGATGAGGTTCTCGCGGAAAGAGAAAAGAAAATCCGAGAAGACCTTACAAAGGAATTTAATGCCAAACTCTACTATCAACAATTGGCAACAAAGTTCCGCCAGGAGAATCCCGATTTAACACCTCACGAGGATTTAGTGGCTCTCTTTATGAA